AAAAAAAAAAAAAGAGAACCCTCCCTCTTCCCAAGCCGAAACGGAAAGCATCGGCATATAAAACCTAACACAGCTTATAAGATTATCAAAAGAGCTGCTGAAGAAGTTGGTCTGGAAAACATAGCTACTCACTCGATGAGAAAGACCTTTGGTTTATTCATGTACGAGCAAACCAAGGATGTCGCTCTGATAATGGACCTACTGAACCACTCAAGCCAGAGCATTTCACTAAGATATATCGGTAAAAATCAAGATTCACAAGACAGAGCCATGACGAAGTTTCAAGGCTTTTAATTTTTTTATTTTACTATCAATTCATTGTTTTGAGGTTATGATGATTTCATTTTATGTATGCAGGATAAACGCTTGATAAAGCTGAGTTAAAACTCATGTAGCGAATTCATTAGAATATGTAAAACAAGGAATTGAGAGAGTAAAAACAAAGGAGTTTACATAGTTATGAAAGGTGAGTTGCAGATGAGATTTTTAGGAATAGCAGATATTGAGGAAGGACTAGGAATATTCACAATCGAAGAAGATTGTTTTAAAAAGAAATTTGCTTCTAAAAATATTTTCTTCTCTCCTTCCGAATGGAAAAAAATTAGAAATCAACTTTAAACATTTATGATTGATGTAAGTACTAGAGCTACACGAGCATTGTTTTATGCATCACAAGCTTGGAGAATTTTGAGAGAGCAAGCACTCGAACGCGATCACTACGAATGCGTTTGGTGCAGAGAAGAAGGCAAAGTTACAACAGAGAACCTAGAGGTTGACCACATCAAAGAGCTAGAGTTCTATCCAGAGTTCGCTCTTGAGCTTGACAACCTTAGAACTCTATGCAAAGAATGTCACAATAAACGTCACGGTCGCTTCCAATTTCGAAAATCTAAAAAAATGATTGAGAAAAATTTCAGAACAGATGAATTTTGGGGATGATAACACCCCCCGGTCAAAAAAATCCAGTATTTTTAAGGTTTTGGGAACCGGTGGGAGGGGGTAACTGTCCAAATTTTTAACAAAAAAATAAAGGGGGTGGGGGGTAATGGAAGAATACTCGGAAAAAAATGTAAAAGAATTAGAAAATCAGCTACTTTCTAAAATCGGCTATTTTAGTCCTAGAAAAAAGGATGCGGTTCAGTATGAAAAAGTCAATCGCTATATTTACCTTGTGAGGTTACTTTATGAGCTGAAAGCTCGTCTGCATGAGGACGGACTTGTCGTCACTGTCCACAATGGCCAACAAAGATTCCAAAAAGCGAATTCTCTCATCAAGGAAATCAACACAACCAGCAATCAGCTTTTGGCTATTGAGCGGTCGTTTGATTTTGAGGTTGAAAACTCTCCTGTTGAGAAACCGACGTCTGGAAGTGATCTGTTATGATTTCTCATCCGTTGGTTGATGACTACATCAAAATGGCCGAGAGTGGAGAAATCGTCGTCAACAAAGAAAGAAAGTTGCTGTTTAAAATTATCAAGGAGAAAATCTATCCTCGTGATGATTTATATTTTGATAATGACCTAATTGAGAAATTCATTCGGTTTACGGAAAAGAACTTTTTCCCTCTAGCGAAATATCAGCTTTTCTTGACCCCGTTCATTTTTCTTTTTAGGAAAGAGGACGGGGAGCCACACTTCGACGAGTATCTATATACTTTAGCTCGTGGGGGTGGTAAGAATGGTTTCATGTCTGCTAGGTCTTCGTTCTTTATCAGTCCTATCTACCCTATCAGAGATTATGATGTAACTATCACCGCTAACTCTGAGAAACAGGGGAAGGTGTCATTTGAGGAGGTCTATGAGACCATTCAAAGGCGTGGTCTTGAGGACCATTTTTATCTAACTAAAATGTCTATCACAGGTCGAGCGAATAACTCGGTCTTTTCTTTTCGGACGAATAATCCGAAAACGATGGACTCTGCTCGTGATGGTTGTCTTGAGTTTGATGAGATTCACCAATTTGAAGATGATAAGGCCGTGAAGGTCCAAAGGTCCGGTCTTGGTAAGATTGCTCATGCTCGGACTTTCTACAACGGGACGAATGGATATGTGCGTGAGGGGTTCTATGACAAGCTGATAGAGAAATCTATGCAAATCTTGAATGGAGAGGTTGATGATTTCAGGCTCTTTCCTTTCATCTGCAAGCTGGACAGTGCGGATGAGGTAGATGATATGAAGAACTGGCCAAAGGCAAATCCGATGTTGGATGAAAGCACTCCTTACGCCAAAAGGCTTCTTGCGAGAACTAAGGCTGACTATGATGACCTTGAGCTGGAACCGTCTGGCCGTCAGGAGTTCATGACTAAACGGATGAACCTTCCTGAAGCAGACCTTGAGAAAGATGTCACCTCTCGTGAAAAGCTAGTTGCTTGTTTGCGTTCTCCTGGTATCGACTTGAAAGGTCGATCATGTGTCGCTGGGTTTGACTATGCGAGCGTGCGAGACTTTGCAAGCGTTGGTTTGCTCTTTAAGAATTGTGACGAGTTTATCTGGAAACAGCATTCGTTTGCTCGTAAGGAATTTTTAAAAGTCTTTAAAATAAAAGCGCCTATTGAAGAATGGGTAGAAAAAGGATTGTTTACAATTGTGGACGGCCCTAGTATTGACCCTCGTCTATTGGTTGAAAAATTGAATGAATGGAGCAAAGACTATCAGATTGAACTTGTATGTGCCGATGGTTTTAAAATGGACTTGTTGAAGCCATTGCTAGAAGAGGCTGGTTTTGAATATGAGTTCTTACGGAATCCAGGGGCTATCCAGTCTAAGGTCGCGCCAATCATCGAAGATGGATTTGCAAATGAGAGGTTTATCTTTGAGGGTGACAACTCTATGATTTGGTATACGGATAATACCTACGTCAAAGAGGATAAGGATGGCAATAAGCGTTTCTTGAAGAAAGAACCTGTCAGAAGAAAGACAGATGGATTCCATGCTTTGATAGCTGCTCTCTACAAGAGGGAGTTGGTGCAAGAGTCGAATGTTGGGGAGTTTCTTGACATGCTCGATAGCTGGGACTTTTAATTTAAGCATAAATTTTGGGTGGGTGGTCGGCAGAAATTAAAAGAAAGGAGGAAGTGCATTGGGGTTACTGAATTTATTTAAGCGTGAAGTGCCAGAGGTTGGTTTTGAGTTCGAGGATCTTGAGCGGATGTTTGGGAATCTCCAACTTAAAAGTTTAGCGATTGATAAGTCAGCTGAGTTCATCGCTCGAATTTTCGCTAAGTCAGCATTTAAGTATCAAGAAAATGGTAAGGCTAAGTCTTCTGATTGGGACTACTTGCTGAATGTAAGGCCGAACAAGAATGAATCTGCGTCAGATTTTTGGCAAAAGGTCGTATACAGGTTGATCACGAAGAATGAGGTCCTAATCTTTCTTACAACTGATGACCAGTTGCTTGTTGCTGACTCTTACACACGGACTAAATATGCTGTTTATGATGATGTGTTTGAGTATGTGACTTGTAGAGGTTTCACCTTTGAGAAGCGGTTTCGGATGAGT